GAGACAATAGGGGGCGTGAGGTTGATTCCTTTCGCCTCGCGTCCCTTTTTCTTTGAGGAGGGAAAGGAATGTCACACAAATGGATGAGCTTTAGAGGATTGCGAGCAAAGATAGCTCAGATGGAAGCCGACATTGCCGCCTTGCCCACGAGCGCGGAAATATCCGTCAGCTACGTTACAAGCGCGTATGGTCACGGCCTAGTTACAGCCATGTTCGCCTTGCCCACGAGCGCGGAAATATCCGTCGGCTACGTTTCAAGCGAGTATGCTGACGTAACCTTTGTCAAGTCGAGCTAGACATGGGGCGACTTATCCGCACCCTTTACGCCATCGAAATTTCCGGCGTATGCAACATGGCTTGCTCGTATTGCCCATACAGGCTGCACAAACGCAAGCGGGGTTTTATGGACGATGAAACGCTAGAGCGCATTTTCTACTGGGTGGACCGGGGCCTGAACTTCGACAAGCCCGTGCACCTGCATCTCTTCGGCGAGCCCTTGCTACACCCGCGATTTGCGGAGATGGCAGCCGAGATATGGCGCCGGTACAGGCCGAAGATGTCTTTCAGCACGAACGGGAAGGCGCTCACGCCACGACTGGCCGACAAGCTGGCGACTATACGGTGGGCCTGGATAACCCTCAGCCCGCACGACGAGGAGACGGCCAGAAACGCCGCGCACAGCCTAAGCGCTAGGCAAGTCATGATAAACTGGCATGGAGGACCGGACCACAACTGGGCGGGGCAGGTGAACCACGAGGTCAAATGGCGCTACGGCTGCGAATTCGCGCTGCTCGGCAAGATGGTGGTGAGATGGAACGGCGACCTGGCCGCGTGCTGCATAACCGACGGACCGGAGGGCGTCATAGGCTCCGTATGGGACAATGACGTCCTGGAGAAAACAAATGAACCCTTCGAGCTGTGCGCCGGATGTCATCTCACCAGAGACGAATCTGAATCCCATGAACTGGTGGGGACACTGGGAGGAGTGCATAGGGTGTTTATATGACAGGGCTCCGATTAGCTCTTATTGCGAGAAGGCCATAAGGAACAAGCAATGTCCTAGACTCAAAAGAAGGGAGGGTTGTAAAGATGGCTAAAGACGAGAAGAAAAAAGTGAAAGGATGCCCGCACATGGACATGCAGCCTTGCGCAGGTCCCGAATGTGTGGCCTGGCACGAGTGGCATGTTAGCCCCGGCCATAGGCTGGTGAAAGGCTGCAAAGCGTTCGGGGTGGAGGAGAAGGACATTTTTAAGGAGTAAGGAGCCGCAATGAGTGCTAGTAGTAAACAAGAAAAAAAAGATATAGCTGGAGTTCCCATTGATTGGAGTCGTGAACTTGAGGGGGAAGTCTTAACAAAAATACGGGACCAAATGATAGAACAATTAAGCCAACATGATGATGCCGCCGTCTTATTAGAGGCTTTAGCATATTGGTTGTATTTCTTTTCGCGTCATGTGCTTTGGTTGAGTGCTTATTTTAGAGAGCCCATTCATATGAAAGAGGAACTTGCGGCTCACATGAAAATGATAGATAATATGATAAATGATTTTGAAACAAAAAGAAAACAAGATCATTAAGGAGCCGCAATGAATAAACCAGCTGTTTGCATAGCAACCATAAGGCCGGACCATTTGCATCAATGGGCCGAGGCATGGGCCGACGAGTTCAACCGCGAAAAGGTATCTGTCTTCGTCATGCACGACGACGACACCAAGGACGAGGACAAAAGGAAACGAATATGGTCCATCTGCATTGATGCCGGGTTGACCGATCTCAACGTCTATAACCACCATGACGTGGCGCTGGAATTGAAGGACAAGCGCTGGATAATACCGTCAAAGACCAGCGCGTGCAAGTCGTTCGCCATCTACAAGGCATGGAAACACGACAGGGACCCGATAATGGTACTGGACGATGATTGTTTGCCGATTGAAAGTCCTGGGGAAGATAGACCTTATGAATGGATGCAGGGTCATAAAGCGAATCTCAGGAAAACTTTATACAATCATGTGATGGACACACTTTATGCGCCAAGACCCCGTGGAATGCCTTATTTACCAGGAAATCCAGTCGCAATTTCACATGGACTATGGTTCAAAAATCCTGATACGGATGCGATTACGGATTTAACTTCGCTTGGTTTACGTATAGGTAATTATATGACTCCCTATCAGACAATTCCTATTGGCGCTCTTTTCCCCATGTCCGGCATGAACATAGCGTTCCGACGCGAGATAGCCCCGCTGATGTACTTTGGCCTCCAGGGGCCAGCCTGGGGCGTGGACCGTTTCGATGACATCTGGTGCGGATTCCTGGCCAAGAAAGTACTCGATCATTGCGGCTACGCGGTATGGTCCGGTAGTCCTTACGTGCGGCATGTGCGAGCTTCCGACCCGTTTGTCAACATAGTCAAAGAAGCGCCGGGCTATAAGATGAACGTGGAGTTGTATGAGTGGATTATGAATTTAACTGGTTTAAAACCAACTTCAATGACTCCCACAGAACTATTAAAAGAGCTTGCTATGAATATGATCGACGATTGGGGCCAAAACGGAGGCCGCGAATATTGGGGACAATACGGCAAAGCCATCTTAGAATGGCTAACACTTTTCGAGGAGTAAGATTATGGCGGCAGATTGTGACGTAACGCAAGAAACTGACAACAAAAAGTTGAAACGCGGCCAGTTGCAGCGCGTGCGGTGGAGCTGGACGGCACACACTGATGGCAGCGTCTCAGCCGTGGGCGGTGCTCAGGCCATAACCGGCAGGCTCAGGCGCGTCGAGTTCAAGGACATCGTTGACGCCTCGAGCGCCGGTTCCTTGCCGTCTAGCGGCTACGATGTGACGCTCGTGGACAAGTATGGCTATGATTGGCTGTTTGGCTTGGGTGCTAATCTCATAAGCAGCATGACCGCATTGCCGCTGGTGCAAAGCGCCGAGGCGGCCTACATTCACGCAACGAGCCTCATGCCGAGCATAACCAATGCGGGCAACAGCACCCAGGGCGTCATAGACGTGCTCTACGAGGTAATGTAGCCATGCACCAGGGCCAGATGTTCAGTGTCGAAGTCGGAATACTCTGCCACAAACCGCAAGGGAACGAATTGCTGGAGCGTTGCCTGCAAAGCCTCATAAGGGTCGAGGCTGGAGTTAAGTACAATCTCATCCTGCAGCTGGACCCTGTGAGCCACGCCGAGAACTGGAACAGGTTGATGGAACGGGCGAACGCGGATTTCATCTGTGTTCTTGAGGACGACACCGCCGCCTTGAGGCCGTTCTGGCTGCGATCCTTGGTCGAGACTATGTACCTTCGCCCGGACGCCGCCATAGTGATGCCCATAGAGACCAAGGACGGCACGATTCCCGACAACGGCTTCAGACCGTGGCTTGATTCTATAAGTCCTGTTCACAGCACATTCGGCTTCTGCAATGTCCTAAGGCGCAAGGCAGGCTTAAGGGCGGATGAGAATCTGACTTACTTCGTTGACATAGACCTGAGCCGGCAGGCTTGGGAGAATGGCTGGTCGTGCTACTGCAACGGGCACGTGTGGCTTTTGCACGGGGCGCCGACGGGCAGGGTGACCAGCCCGGATAAACAAGAAGAGGGACTGGAAGAGAAACAGAAGCCAGACAGAGATTATCTGGCTGATAAATGGAAAGGGAAAATACAGTTTTCTTCACAGGAGACTGTTTAAATAGCATTTACAAAAAAGCCTAGCCTCGGGCTGACGAGCCAAGGGGCGAAAAAGATTTAGGGCGGCAGGTATGGTGCCATACCCACCATGTCTAACCGCCCTTTTTCTTTGGCTAAACCAGGGGAGGATTTCATGACCGAAAGGGCCGCAAAAGACAAACCCGAATTCCTGCTGACCATCTCAATCGTGGTGCCGGGGCTGCCGTTCGACGGTGATACCATAAAGGAGAAAAGCCTCGGCGGATCAGAGACCGCCACCGTGTGCATGGCTAGGGAACTGGCCGCGCGGGGTCATCACGTGACGGTATGGTCCAGCCTGCCGGAGGAGCAGCCCGAGGGCGGCGTGTTCGACGAGGTGAGGTATTCGCCTGTACAATACGCCCAAGAAGCCGTGAGCAAGATGCCCATGGACGTGCTCATAGTGCAGCGTCATCCCGAGTTCTTTACTAGCATAAACAGCGCTTGCAAACTGCATTTCCTGTGGAACCACGACCTGGCCACACCGCAGGCGAGGCAGGCGCACGCGGCGGCGCTGTGGAACATGGACCGGATCTTCGTACTCAGCGATTACATGAAAGAGCAATACCAGCAGACGTACCCGTTCATCCCGGAGCACGTTTATTGCCGGACCAGAAACGGCATAGACCTTGGCTGGTTCCCGGAGCCCGGCTCTGTGTCAAAAGTTTCCAAAAAGATCATGTACTCGGCCCGACCCGAACGCGGCCTTGGCAACCTGTTAGATCCCGGCGGCATCATGGACATGCTCTACGAGCTCGACCCGGAGATCCACCTTTACATCTGCGGCTACGACAATCCCGTGGCGCATCTGGCCAGCATGTATCAGTATTTCGACGAACGGGCCGAGGCACTGCCCAACGTGACCAAGCTCGGCTTTCTGCAGAAACGCGAACTCTATCAGCACTATGCAGAGGCCGAACTGTACGCCTATCCCACGCCACATCCAGGCACGATGTTCCGGGAGATCAGCTGCATCAGCGCCATGGAGTGCATGGCCGCCGGCACGCCTTTCGTGACCACGGCCCTGGGGGCGTTGCCCGAGACCCTGGGCAAGGAGACCAGCGTGCTACTCGAAGCCGAACCCGAGCAGCCCAATTACCGCAAGCTCTTCGCCGAGAAGGTTTTCCATCTGCTCAATGAAGGCCATGCGGACCTGGCCAAGATGAGGCAGGCATGCTACGACCGCGCGCCCAGATTCAGTTGGACTGACGTTGCTCTGCAGTGGGAGCAGGAATGGTATTCGATGTTCAGGGAAGCCAGCAAGGAGCCCAAGCTCCTAGCGCACCATTTCTTCTATCACGAAGACATGATCCACGCGAAGCAAGTGGCTGATAAACATAAACTGCCAGTAGCCAAACAGATAGAGGACGAATATGGCTGGTGCTTCGACGAGGAAGAACATAAAGCCAAGTATGCTAACTTTGCCAAATTTGAATGGAAGGATAGAGTCGAGGATCACGTGGCGCTGCACTACGACCAGGTGTTCAGCCAAGAGCCCCGGTGGCGCGAGACGCAGGGATGGTTCGAACGGATGGGAATACCGAAGGGGGCAAGGATTCTTGATGTCGGCTGCGGTTGTGGTTATTTCAGCGTGGGGCTGGCGAATCTAGGGTACAACGTGGTCGGATTTGATGTGGCACCAGAATATGTGAAGCAGGCAATCAAGTTAATGGCAGCTAGATGGAATGGTACCGAGAATGGTGGAAGTGTTCTTTTTTGCGATGCTGACAACAAAAATCTATGGGCTAAGGACAAATACGACGTCATCTACATAGCCGAGATCCTCGAGCACCTGGCCTACATCGAACCCCAAGACTTCGTGAAACAGTTCGAGCCGTACCTCAAGGACGACGGCCATTTCCTGATTACCACGCCTTTCGGCCCATTGCGCCGGGCAGTCAGCAAGGACAGCGGCCACCACCACGAGTTCCACGTGCGGCATATAGAAAAGATGGACATCGAGGAATATTTCGGCCAGAAGGACGACTTCCAGGCCACGGTGCTTTACTGGCAGCATACAGAGACCACCAAGGAGCTTTGCGGCTGGTATCTGTACTCGTTCGGCAAGGGCGGCGAATACGGCAGGCTGAACGAGCGGCGCAAGCTGACGGTGCAGGTCCCGCGCAACAGGCTTTCGGTCTGCATGATAGCGGCGAACGAAGAGGCAAACATAAGGCGCTGCCTGAATAGCATCCATGAAGTGGCGGACGAGATCCTGCTGCTGGATACCGGGTGCACGGACAGGACTATGCAGATAGCCAAGGAGTTCGGGGCCATCGTCCGCAAGGGACCGAACCCGCTGGAGAAAGGCTTCGAGACTTCGCGGAACGAGTCCATCAGGCACGCCCAAGGCGAGTGGATACTGTGGATCGACGCGGACGAGGAGCTGCAGCACGGCGACCACTTGGTGAAATACCTGCGCCATTTCGGGCCGATGGACTCCTACCGGATCAAGCAGCACCATTTCACCTGCCAGCCGCCGCAAAGCTACAAGATCGACAAGCCTAGTCGCGTGTTCAGGAACAAGAAAGACATTCGCTTCTGGGGCTACATCCACGAGCATCCCGAATACGCAGTGAACCAGGGCTGCGGCCCGAACGCCGAACTCATGGACGTGGACATAGCGCACACGGGCTACTACACCGAGGCCAAGCGGCGCAAGAAGTTCTGGCGCAATTTGCCGCTTCTGCACAGGGACCGCGAGGCGCACCCGGAGCGCATACTCGGAAAATACCTCTACATGCGCGACCTGATCCACCTGGCCCAATGGGAACTCGAGAGCACGGGCGGAGTGATCACCGAACGGGCGCGGGTGTTCGCTGAAGACGTGGTACAGATATTCCACAATTCGTTTCTCGCCATGGGCGGCCACATGGCCTGGGAGGCGCTGCAGTATTACAGTGCGGGGCTTCGCGTGCTAGGGCGTGGTTTCGACATACGCTGGACTATGGGTGTGGGCCTGCAGGGCGAAGTACCACCAATGAGAGTAGGCAGGTTCGCTACTAAAGAACATTTTTTGGAATTTTTAGCGAAGACTTTGGGGGACGGCTCCGGGTCGTAAGGTAAGAGAAAATGGCGGATAAGTTCAAATTTGAAGTCGGCCACAGCGAAAAATTTACTCTGGTCACAAGTTTGGCCTTGGATGAGGCTCCATTATTCTTTGTAAAAGACGAGGATGATACGCTTATCTATAGCTCCACAGGTGCGCAAAGCGATACTAGCCATTATTATGAATTTTACACGATGCCCAATTCTATTGGTGATTACAGTTATCACTGGTATTACAGCATAAGCACCAATACATACCATACAGGTCAACTTTTTGAAATTGTCAAAACTGCCGCTATTACCACCAGCGGCTATTACTGTAATGCCATGGACATAATCAACCAGTACGAACCGCTCAGGGAAGATGGTTACACTTATCACGAAATCGACCAGGACATCATAGACGCTCAGGCACAGGTGAACAATATTCTCGGCATACGCTATCCAGTGCCTTTCGAGGTGGGGGCGAACAGCTTGCCACCGATCATCCCAGTATTGACTAAGAATTTGGTTGTAGCGGCTATCCTCGAGCCGAAAACAGGCGGCATGCCTGAATGGGCGGAGAAAAGGCGCGACCGGGCGCTGGACATGTTGAAGGCCATTGCAGTAGGTTCCGAAGCATTATTGTTACCCGACGGCACTGTGATGGCGCCAACCATGCCGAGCAACTGGGCGCAGGTGGAACACAATCTGAGCGATTACGAGCAGACGTTCAACATGCTCGGTTGGAGCCAGATGAGGATCGACCCTGATCGGCTGGACGACGAGGAGGATGCGCTGGACTGATGAGGATTTCGGCCAGGACGACGAACATACCCGAGTTCAAGCGCGGCATGAACGCGCTGCAGAAAAAGGTGTATGACACCGGGCCGCTCATGAAGCTGCTGGGCCAGACAACGCACAATTGGATCATGCGGAATGCCCGCTCGGCTGGCGCGTTGCTCAAAGGCAGAAGGTGGCCACCGCTCGCGCCAAGCACCAGGGCGGCAAGACGTAGGGGCAGTGGCAAGCCGTTGATGGACACGGGCCACATGATGCGTCAATGGTCGTGGCGGACTACAAGGACGCAGGCCATCATAGGCAACCCGATGGACATAGCCGAATACCATCAGGAAGGCACGGGGCTATACGGCCCGGCCAGGCGAGGCTACATCATTAAGCCGGTCAAGGCCAAGGCGCTGCGGTTCGTCACGGGCGGCTACACCATCGGCCTGCACGGCAAGGCGCTTAAAAGGTCGCCACGCGACTACACGTTCGCCAAGTACGTGAAACATCCCGGCATCAGGCAGAGGCGCATGTTGCCAACCGAAGGCGAGATAATGCCCGACCTTATAAAAGCCATGGACAGTTGGGCTGCGAAGATGGGGATTAGGCCATGAGAGCCAGGATAGACCAGCTTTACATAGAGCTCAGCCAAGTGGAGGAATTGAGAAACGTCCATGTTGCAGCCCTAGGCCCCACTGGCGAGATACCGAGTAAGTATCCCTATGTCAACATCACGCCGGCCAGGATGCCCCGGACCCGCACCTTTCTCATAGGCGCTGATCCGGAATACGAGGAGGAACCGCAGATAAGGCTCTGGTGCTGGCAACGCTCTACCAGAAACATGCGAGACGCCTTCGACAGAGCGGACGAATTGGCCAACGACGTGCATGACGTGTTGCACAAGATAAACGCCCGCACCACTTTGAACTGCCATTATTTCACCACGGAAATTGAGGATTACATTGACGCCATGTACGAGAATTGGTTCCTGTACGGCATTGTGATCCTTATGACTTTGCATAAAACAGAAACCCATGAAGATTAGGAGGATAGGGCAATGACACAAGCACGAGGAGTTAGCGGTCAACTGCTGCGCTCAGTGTACGCGGAGACCGGCTACAACTTGGACCCCACAAGTATGGTCGCCTACAAGCTGCCGTTCAATAGTTACGGCGTTCGAGGCGATCAAGCCATGAACGTGGCAGCCACCATACGGGCTGACCGTAACCCATACGAGCCCTTCGCTGGCAATATCAATGTGGCTGGCGACGCGGTTGTGCCAGTGGACAGGTTCGCTATCGGCCATTGGCTGAAGATGGCTTTTGGGATATGCACTACCACTTCCGTAGGTGGCAATCTATGGCAGCACGTTTTCACCGTAGGTAGCACCACCGAACTGGACAGTTATGTTCTAGAGGCTGGATTCACAGACATAACAAAATACACAAAGCATACTGGTATCAAAGTCGGCGGTTGGTCAATTGCCGTGGGCGGCGATGCAGAACTTACCATGACGTTCAACTTGATCGGCGCGAATGAGACGCCACTTGCCGCAAGTTGTTTTTCCGGCACGCCGACCGAGTATGGCAGCGGCAGGTACGGCCAGTTTGATGCCACGTTGAAGGAAGGCGGATCATCTCTTGCCACGGTGACGGAATGCAACATAAACGTGAGCAATAATTTGGACGAATCTGTTTACCTGATTGATGGTTCGCAGCAACGCGGTGATTTGCCGGAAGGTTTTATGTCCGTTGAAGGTACATATCGAGCGAAATTCGAGGATTGGACGCTTTACACCTACGCCTTGAGTGGTACGGAACGAAGTCTGGAAATTGATTTCGCTGTCGGTTCCGATCAATTGAAAATCATAATTGACGAACTACGCTATCGCATACAGGCACCCGAAATTCCAAGCGCTGAGGGGCTGTGGCAAGAGATGCCTTTCATGGGCTTCCGCTCCGATGCAGCCGCCGCTTCGGTAATCAGGGCGATTCTTGTCAACTCCATCAGCAGCTATTAGGCTGTGAAGAAAGGGCCGCAAATGGAAGAAGAAACCATGCCTCTTGATCTCACTATAGAGATTGAAGAGTACGGACACGACAAAATAGAAATTGGTGGCGTGACTTTTTTCGTCCGCCCGGCCACGGCTGCTGACCACATGATTGCAGTGGCCATGGCAAGCGACGACGGCTATGAGAACCTGGACGAACCAGAGGGCAAGATAGCCTCGGGTAATTATCTGGCCATGTCTCGCATAGCCAGGTGGATCGGCCCGGTGCTGAAAGACGGCACTCCCGCGCCATGCACCATGAACAACAAGCGAATATTTTTCGGCAACAATCCGCATGTGATAATCGAACTCATAGGCCAATTGAGGAAAAGACAAGAGAGCGCCGAAAAAAACTCGCAGCACTAGCCAAATGGCTCGCCACCAACAACCACGCCGTGTGCCGTGACTGCCACAAGCTGGCAGAAAAAGAAGGACGGCACCCCAAATGCCGCCAATGCCAAAACCAAAGGCCGCCCATGGGCGACCGGCTGAACCATCTGGCCTGGTTCGTCATGGAGCAGATGAATTACGAACAGCAGCCGCCTGTCGTTATAGAGGCCATGATGCGGTTGCTGGCTGTGCCGCAAGCATTGCAAGCTGAAGTCTTGGCTCGAATCCTGTTCTTTTATAGGGAACTGAGAAAGTGCCATACAAAATCCAACTAATCATAGACGCCGATGCGAAAGCTGGCCCGAAGATAAAAAAACTTGTCGATGGGATCATGCAAGATTTTGATCACATGGACAAGGGCTCTAAGAAGCTTGATAAATCAACGTCTCAACTAGGCTTGACCCTTAAAAAAGTCGGCGGCATCCTGGGCGTTTATTTCGGCGTCCGCACCTTAAAGAATCTTGCGGACAGCATTTTTGACGCCGGCATTCAGGTCAGCAGATTCGAGGCCGGTCTCAAGGGCGCACTCGGCTCCGTCGAAGCCGCGGCGGAGTCTGTTAATTGGCTGACGGAAGTATCGGACGAACTGGGCCTGACCCTGGAAAGCCAGGTCGGCGCGTTTCAGAAACTTGCCGCTGCGGCCAGGGGGACCAGCCTTGAAGGCGAAAAGACCAAGAACATTTTCCTTGCGGTATCCGAAGCCGCGACGGCCATGCAGCTTTCAGGCGAGCAAACTGAAGGAGCCCTTTTCGCCATAGGCCAGATGATCTCCAAAGGGACGGTCGCCGCCGAGGAGCTCAGGGGCCAATTGGGCGAGCGGCTGCCTGGTGCTTTCCAAATTGCCGCCCGAGCAATGGGCGTCACGACTCAAGAACTCGGCAAGATGCTCGAGCAGGGCGAGGTGGTTGCCGAAGATTTCCTTCCTAGGTTCGCCAAGGCATTACATGACGAACTCGGCGAGGCTGCCAAAGATGCCGCCGGCACGGTGGAACGCAACATAAACCGGCTGAGCAACGTCTGGTTTCAGTTTCGCAGTGACATTGCTGGACAAGTAATGCCTGTGCTGAACGAATCCCTGGAAGATTTGATTGGTACGATTAGGGAATTGGAAGAGACGGGCACGCTCAAGGCATGGGCCGAAGCAATAGGCGGCGCCTTGGGATGGGTCATCGACACCACGACCAGAACGACAAAAGCCCTGGCTGACATGTTTGGCACTTCACTTGAAGCTCGGTTATGGAAAACCAGGAACGAAATTCAGTTAATCGAAGAACAATTGTCCGAGGCCGGAAAGGGGGGGATAAAAGAGGCGGCTGCGGCCATGTTCGGTCTTGGTGACGACACCGAATATTTGAAATCCAAACTCTTGGGCCTGCAGATCGCAGAGCAGCAACTCATGGACCAGATGGAAGACCATGAGGAGGGCGCGAAAGACTTAGGCGAAACCGAACGCTTCCAGATTGATGAGACTGTAAAGCACACCCAGATGTCCCTCAAAGAGCGCGAGAAAGCCCACAAAGCGTTCCTCAAAGCCGCAGACAAGACGAACGCGGAGTGGGTGAGTCGGAACAAGATTTGGGAGGACGAGGCCCATCTGCAGCACGTAGAAAGACTTCAGGCCGATTTGAGGGAAGAGCGCGGCGTCCACGAGATTACTGAGGCCGAATGGCAAGCCATGATGCAGAAGCGCATCGACGAGGCCGACAAGTCCAAAAGCCTCATGCAGTCGGTGTGGGACAGCGTGAAGACGAATTACGTGGACAGCGTGGAGGACATGACCCGAGTCTTCGTCGAGGCCGAGGATACCAAGCGAGCGATTGCCGATTTCACCGGGCGGTTCATCGTGGGCAGGACCAGCGCCCTGGCCTCGGAAATGTACAACCGCGCAATCGACAAGATAATAAAACTCATAGGCGCGTATCTCGGCGAGGGAGCTGCGGGCGCGGGTGCTCAAGGTGCAGCGCTTGGCGGTGTGCCGGGAGCATTGGCCGAGATCGGCCTCTATCTCAGTGCAGGCGTGGGCGCTATGCTGGCAAGTCGCACTATAGCGCAGAAGTTTATGGCCACAGGCGGCTGGCTGGACAAACATCCTCATGGCGGCTGGATACGCGAAGGCACGGGTGCCAAGGATGATGTTTTACTCGGGTTCACTCCCGGCACGCGTCACTGGGCTATGGGCGGCGAGTTTGTAATGAACAAAAAGGCCAGCGCCAAGTTCGGTCCGCTTCTGGAGGCGATGAACCGCAATTACGACGAAGGCGGATACATCACCTGGAAGGGCCGGAAAATCGACTGGACCAATACCGCCGACCTGCTGGCACTCGCCGCCGGCTGGAGTTTCATGCACGGATTCACAAAGGGCGGCGGACCAATAACCGCGCTGGCTGAGATGGCTGGTTTCTTTTCACGTGCCGTGCCCGCAATGTTCGCTGTGAAAATGGCGGAAGACAGGTTCATGACCGAAGGCGGCTGGACGGACAAGGAATATTTCTTCGGGGGGTTGCTGAGTCCGTTTGAGAAGCTTTTCGATAAATTCTACAAGGCCATTCCGAAGCCACTCCGTAGGCTCCTGCCGAAAGCGTTCGATCCCGAAGAGTTGAAAGACGCCCTTTTGGACGTCATCAGAGCGCCGATGCAAGAGACGGCGAAGGATCTGGTCACGCCGGGCAAGTATTACACGGAGCCGATCAGCAACATAGTCAGAACATTGGGCCATTCGGCCAAATCCATCTGGAAGCTTGCCGGTCTTGCTCTGCCGAGTTTCGACGAAGGCGGCGTCATGCCCTACACCGGCCCGGCGCATCTGAAACGAGGCGAGGTGGTGCTGACGCCGGAGCAGGCGGCGAGGCCGGCAGTAATAAATAACTATTACTATGACACACTGCTGAGGATCGACGGCAGCCTGATCATGCCGGACAGAAGGCAATTCTACGAACTGATAGAGACAATCAGGGAAAAAATGCTTGAAGCCAGCAGGCGCGGGACCCCCGTGGTGCACCAGCGGGGAATAGACACGAGGAGGTAGCCCGTGACTAATATCCTTTTCCTTTACCAGAACCAAGTTGACACGGCGTCGCTTTATCCTACGAGCGAGGACAACAGCCTCCCTGCGAACAATATCAAGAACGCCTTTCGGCAGAAGGTATGGGAGGTGGACAGCCCGGTGGCTGACCTGGTAATAGATTTCGGTTCTGAAAAGGCCGTCACCGCCGTGGCCATGGTCAACTATGATTGGGCGGCTGCGCCGAACAGCCTTTACCTCGAGTTTTCCGCCTCGTCCTTTTCACCGGCATCCGGCCAGACGCAAGCACTCACTTGGTGCGTAAATCCCACATCGAACAGCAACCCGGCCTGCATCATAAAGACCTTCGCGCTCAACAGCTCGTATCGTTACGCTCGGCTCAGGGTGCATGCTGACAGCGCATGGCAGATGGGCCGGCTGTTCCTGGGCGAATACTTCGAACCGACGCACAACATGCTGCATGACGGCTACGGCTACAACCTAAACGATCCGTCCATCCTGAGCCAGGCGTTGTGCGGCCCTTTTTTGGCCGACATCGAGGCGAATTACCGCAGCTTGAACATGCAGTTTGTGGTGAGGACGCAAGCGCAATTGGAAGCGTTCCAGAAGATGTGGAATACGGTCGGCGTGGGCAAATCTTTCTTCTTGGCCGCTGACTATGACAATGAGCCAAATGAGATGACTATGTACGGCAAGCTCGCAGGCATGATGGGCACGGGCTATCCGGAATACGGCAAAAGGACGCTTTCGCTTAAATTCCGCGAGGAGCGCTGATGGCCATAGACACCTGGGCAAAACTGATAGCAGAGCCGGAATCGGAAAAGATTATGCTGGCCGAAATCCGTCCCGGAATCTTATGCACCGGCCCGTGGACGCAGGACGGCGCCAACGACGACTATTACATGACCTATTCGGCCTATGAGACGATTACTTTTGAGGACAGCACCCTAGATCAGGTGCGCCGCGTGCCGGCCAAGGTGTACGAGGACGGCGACGAACTGACCGAGGTGGCCTCGCAGGCATTATGCCAGAGCACAGCCTCCAGCTGGTATTACGACGAAACGAATAGCAAGCTTTACGTCCATCTCAGTAGTTCCGATGATCCCACGAGCCACACCGTGATTGCGGAGTTCTGGGTTTATTTCGGGACCAAAGGGAAAATATTAGAACATCAATATTACGAACCTTACATCGACCGCGACGGCCTGCCGGCCCTGGAGCAATCCAATCCCAACATCTACTGGGGCGTGGCCGCCCTTTCCGGCGGCAGCTTGAACCTGAAAAATCAGAACGGTTTCTTTGACCAGATAAGCAAGCGCTGGCTGTGGTTCCATCGGCAGATACGGCTTCTGGTCGGCGGCGAAAATCTGCCCTATAGCGAATACCAGCTATTCTGGCAGGGGATAATAACCAAGAAAGACCACACGCGCAGAAGTTTCGAGCTTGACACGCGTACCGTGGCCTGGGACCTGTTTCGCACCTTGCCTATAAACAACTATTGGACCTCGGTTTATTCCTATCTCGACCCGGACCAGGAGGGTGCGGCCATCCCTTACTTGTACGGCGTTTTCAACAGCCGCGAGGCGCCGGAGCCCGTGTGCATCGAGATAGCCAGTTTCGACGCGAACAGCGCCAGCCCGCCGTACACCTGGAAGTTCAAGTGTTCCGACCTGAACATATACTCGTTCTATCAGTGCTATATCGACTATGGCGCAGGTGCCGGATGGGAGACCGTGGCCCACAGCAACGAGGGCCTGTCGAACGCCACGTTCACACTCACCGTGAACAGCTTCATACTCAAAAGCACCAAGGTCAAGATGGCCCTGGCCGGCGCCACCGACAACCGCTCGACCAGCGGCAACTTGCTTATAAACCCGCCGCACATCGTCGAAGATATTCTTTTTAACATCCTGAGTTATGCCGCCATCGACGTAGACAGCTCAGCCATAGGCGACAGCAAGGACGAGACCGAGGTAGAGGTGGCCGTGGCCGTGACCAAGGAGACCAAAGCAAAAGACATAATCGACAAGCTGTGCCGCTCGGACATCGCCTTTCTCGACGACGATACCCAAGGCCGGCTGCGCTACCGCACATGGAAGCCGTACATAGGTACCAGTCATGAGACCATTGACGAACTTGACATATTGGCCTCGCCAGATCCCAAAATAGACGACAATGTGGATCAGCTCTATTACCAGGTGCAGGTGGGATACAATTACAGTCCGTGGGATGAGAATTATCTCTATGCGACTCATACCCACACGCCATCGTTTCTGAAATACGGTCGCCGCGAAACACTCGTGATGGATACCTACATCACGAATTCGACTGATGCCACTCGGGTGGCTCAGCGCCTGTCTCTTCTGTGCAGGGAACCGACGCCACATCTCGATCTTCACACGTCCCTCTATCATTATGCCCGCGAACTTGGCGAGAAAGTGCAAGTGACGCTGTCCCGAGCGCCGTTTTCCGATGCCGGTGGCTGGTCGGCTAGGTTCTTTGAGGTGTTCGAGACCAAGAAAAGCGTGAATCCAGCACAGGTAGGGCTCACCCTATTCGATTTAAAACTGTTTGGTGGCGGAGTCGGCTTCTGGACGGGAACTGCGGACGTCACTTCTTGGGGCGGAGCGACGGAAAGCCAACGCAATCAGTGGGGGTTCTGGTGCGATTCCGACGGCTACGCGGACCCGAACGATCCGGACAGCCTCAACGCCTCGGTCTGGTGGTAAGGAGATAATGCGATGGCATGGGGAAGTAACACGAATCAATGTACCATAGGCGATGCGACCAAAAAGGCCGTCTATGACGATCTATGGGACAAGCTTCAATACGTTCGCACAGATGTAGTGCCAGCCAATGGCAAAATGCTTCAAGGAGCATCGACTGCCTGGGTGGGCTGGACCAAGGATACGGCTACCTGGACGAATGACAGCATGATAGTGTTTACCACTGGCTCAATAGGCTCTGGCGGCTCGGATAGTCCTAGTGCAGCACATAGTCATTCATTGCCAAATCACACCCATCCACTTGATCACGTTACCGATGGCCAATCATCATCAGGTACTTGGGGGGATACTATAACCGAGGACGACATTGCTAATCCCGGGGGTGCTGGTAGTACCGGCAACCACACTCCAAAATATCAGACTGTGATCGCAGCAACCAAGGACACTTACGCATAGAAAGGAAATAGTATGCCCATCAAAGGATTTTTGAAAACAACGACTATGCCAGATACGCACCTGGAACTGGTGAATCTGCACATCGACATCGGTGCGCCGTCGGTCTCGGTTATAGTAAGCATTTGGGAGGACGACACCAAGACCAACCTGATCCAAACCATGTCGTATTACATCGACCAAAACGACCCGCGTTGGACTGGCGTGCTGGCGTTTCTGCAGGCCCAAAAGCCTGTGTGGATGGATGCCATCGAGAAATATCTGCTTCAGCGTCCCGAGTATTTCGACGCCATCCAGGAGGCTTTGCCATGAAGCCGCCATGCACTAGGGGGCTTCCTCGATTCAAAGATGGTTGCCCTAAAAGGCCGTGGGACCCCGAAACCGGCGAGGGTTGCCCGTTGTGGATAGAAAGAGATGTGCCGACCCGTGAAAACCCTATGGTCAAAAAGCCGCTTAGAGCTTGCGTTGACGTATGGCAATGGGAGATACAATGGGCGCAACTAGGGCTTCTGGAAGGCAATCAAGCCGCAATCGAGCAATTGAGAAATGGGTTGCTTTTCTACGACGATGAAACAAAGACGGTATCACCGAAACCGGATTATGCTATTAGGGAACTAGTGAAGATGCTCAAAGATCAACAGAAATTGTTAGAAGCCCAAAACAAGGAACCTAAAAAAATTGAATCAGTCGAATCAACTTTGTAAGGCGCATAGTGGCTTTGAAGCAAGGATTGTTAATGCGGAGAAGCAAATCGAGGCGCAATGGGGGGAAATCAGCGCTATAAAAAAGTTTATTATGTGGATTCTCGGGTCGTCTCTATTGAGCCTGATAGGAATAATCGCCATCCTTGTTGACCGCATGGTCATAAAGTGAAAAATGAAAGAAGCGACACTCATCCGCATTGAACACGGCGAGCAGGAGACCGTGGGCACGCTCCTCTTGGATGGCCGCATTCTGTGCTTTATTCTTGAGGATTCGGACCGCGACAATGCGCCGGGCATAAGCCGGATACCCGAAGGTTCGTACTTGTGCAAGCGCGTCGTTTCTCCCAAGTTCGGCGACACTTTCGAAGTGACGGGCGTACCGGGGCGTGACTTGATTCGGTTCCACTGGGGCAATACGCACAAGAACACGCGGGGCTGCCCGCTCACCGGCTCCGAGGCGGGCTGGTTTAACAACGAGCAGCCGCCGGTGAGGGCCATATTGGGAAGCAAGAAAGCCTTCCGCCGGTTCATGGCGAAGATGGAGGGCGTGGTCGAGTTTAGATTAACCGTTATGTCAGTGAGGGTGTGAGATGTTACCAACATGGCTTGTCGGCATAGCCAGCGGCGGCATGAACCTTATAGGCGATTGGGTCAAAGGCTGGCAGGAGCGCAAAACCCTAAAGCAGCAGCACAAAACGCGCATGGCCGAAATCAAGATGAAACGGCAAGAGACCAAGGAAAGGGCCGAAATCGAATGGGACAAACAAATGGCTCGAGCTTCCGAAACATCGTGGAAGGATGAGTTCTGGACTCTTATTTTATCCATTCCCATGGTCATGTGCTTCATTCCAGGTCTGGTCAAATATGTCGAGGATGGCTTTGCCGCCCTTGAGAAAACACCTGCTTGGTACAAAGGAGCCATTGGCTTGGCTATAGCAGCAGCCTTTGGCTATCGCAAATATGCCGATTGGCAGATGAAAAAGACGAGGTTGGAAAATGGCGAACAACCAAAGAGTGAAGATGTTGGAGGAGGCTCCGGGCAGGATTAGCGCCATGAGGGTTCAGTGCTTCCTAGCTTTCCTTGCCGCCATTCCGTTTGGATACCTGGAGCTCAAGGCGGGGGGTGGCTTTCCCTATATAACCACCATGTTCCTAGGTGCCGGATTTGGAGGCAAGGCGGCTCAGAAGTTCGCGGAGAGAAAATAAGTCCCTCACTCCTTCCCTGTCTGGGTTTATGGTTACCCGCTTTGACCAGCAACCACCATCGAAGTAAGCCTACGATTAAATTTAGCCCTCGCAGCAGCCCTCGCAGCCCACTCAGCATCCCTCGCAGCACTCCACGCAGCATCCCACTCAGCCTCCCTCGCAGCAGCCCTCGCAGCCCACTCAGCATCCCTCGCAGCACCCTTCGCGGCAGCCCACGCAGCATCCTTCGCAGCAATCCACGCAGCATCCCACGCGGCAGCCCTCGCAACATCCCTCGCAGCATCCCTCGCAGCATCCCTCGCGGTAGCCCTCGCGGCAACCAATCCTTTATCCGTAATTTTACCCTTCATCCAATTTCTTTTTGCCTGAATTGCCGCAATACTGCTTGGGTCGGGGTTACCTACTAAGGCAAGTGCATCTTCAGCGCATCTACAGGCAAACTCATGTAGCACATTAGTCGCATCAAGCATCCATATTACCTTGCGATGTCTAGCAACCGCCTTGTCGGTGTCATAGATGATCTCACCGGATAATTCTACCCGGCATATAATGGGACCGGGTGCGTATTTTAAGGCATCTATAATCCTCCGACTTGCATGTAGTCCATTTTTACAGGGGATTAACTTCCCCTCGCATGTATAGGTTTGGCCTGTTTCGACAACAGTCCTTGGACTAAATTGCATCCTTTTGTCCTCCCCCAAAAAGTGCCAACCTAACATTTTATTTTCCTTTCTGCCTTTGCGTGATACTTCTTGGGTCGGGATTGCCCACTAAGGCAAGTGCACCTAACGACAATCCTCCATGCCGCACCAGTATAGGATCTCTCCCTCATGCGGATACTCGATTGCATCCTTGTAGGCCATAGTGCGACCGCATTTATAACAGGCGACCGGCACATCCGGTTCCATATCCCCTGATTTTGCCCCTTCAGGCTCGCTTTTAGGCTCTGTAGTCGTACTTTCTTCCGGTTCAGTATCAGGGGGAGGGTCCGATGGTTCTGGCTCATCCCTTGGCTCTTTGCCACCATGTTGCTGAGTGAGATGCTTCCGCAATCCCTGCTGGCTTTTGCAGAGATATCGACAATCAGGCCAGGGACAGAGGATTTTTTCAGGTTTTTGCTTCTCAGCCCATTTATTGTAGCCTTGCGTGAATTCATCCCATGCCTGAACCGCCTGGGCTTTTACTTCTTCAATCGTGGTGTCGAAATGAGTGGCGCAATGCTGGACGAATTCATTCATCTTTTCGTTGTTGGGTAGATCCTTGACCAATTCATCGAATTGGGCCGCCTTCTCGCTGTCCGGCAGTTCAATCACGTCCTCATCCTCACGTGTGGCCGCAATGAAAGCGTTCCATGCCTCGCGTGAGGATCTACCCATTTCAACCGCAGTATCCATGGCGACTGCCGCCTGCACCTCGATAGATACCGGCTCCGTCTTGGCCTGGTGTTTGAGCATTGTCTTTTTGATCATCTCGTCTTCATCGGAGATCCAGGGCGTGTCGTCAATTTTCTTTTTGATAGCATTGAGATATGCTTGCGACTTCGCCCGGTGCTGGCTGTAAATCATACTGATGGGAAGGTAGGACCATCCCTTTGTGCCGTCCTTATGCTGAAAGACAGCATAGGCACCAATCGGTCTGCCCCTGTCCTCGACCTCAAAATTGGGTTTGTGGGTAAGATGTCGCTCAAGCCCGAACTCGATGTCCCATTCATCCTTTTCCTTGATCACTTCCGCCCATACGTCGGCGATCTCCCCAGTGCGCCGACAGAGATCGACGAGTCCTTGGTATCCGGGCTGGAACTGGGCTTCAAGGCATTTCTTCTTGTCATTCCAGTAGGGTACGAGATGAGCCCTACCAAGAATCGGTTCCAAGCCGAGTTGGGCACACTGGATGATTGCGGAGAGAAGCGATTCCACCGAGCATTCCAAGAGCTTTGGGTTTCTGGTGACGCTCGTATAGGCCACGCGAAGAAGGCGCTCAGCATTCATGAATTTCGGGATTGCCATTCTCACCTGGCTCTTGGTTTCATCACTTTGCAGGTATTTCCTGATGGTTATCGCCTGCTGTTGTTTGTCTGGTAAATGCTTGTTTGCCATAATATCTCCCTTCGTTATCTTATAACCGGGATAGGTTTCTCGTATATTTTGCAACCTCTTATTTCCCGTACACCTGCCTTTGCTGCCGCTTTGAGCTTGGAAGAATCTGACGAACAATATTCACGCGGCACTTCATCTTCGTTGATTACGTCCACCGTCCATTCCATGCGTATGTGGGCACTGGCGCCGTCCTCGGTCCTGGCAACCAGATCTTGCTTGGGCATGACCGGTGTGGTCACTTCTACCTTCTCGACGCCTTTTTTCTCAGCCTCTTTGTCCAAGTCCTCTTGCAGTTTCCTGGCTTCTTCCTGCGCTTTGCGCTCCGCTTCGCGCCGGGCGAGTTCCTGTCTGTACTGGTAATCGCCTATCTTTTTCTTGAGTGTTTTTTCAATGGTCTGAAGCTTGCTGGTAAAATCGCGGCAGAACGTATTGACAGTGCGGACAAACTTATCCGCTGCGGCTATGGTCTCCTTGCGCTGTGCTGTGATCTTTTTGTCCAGTTCCTTGACCGCTTTGGTCATGCTCACAGCTGCTTTCAGGCCGGATTCGTCTTGAACCACAGCGACCTCAGCATCGGTTTTCAGCTTGTCGATTTCTTGGTGGACGTAGGCGAACCGTTTCTTTGCCGCTTCCAGGTCCAGCCCTTTGGCTATGGCTGGAGGTGGGGTTTTCTTTTTGGGTTTTGGTTCAAGAGCTTCTGAAAATTTCATGGGCTACTCCTTTCGACATTTTAGTAATGCCTCTCTCACCACTTCAAATCTGGATTAAGCTTTCGCACTGTTTTGGATTTCACGGTGTTCCTGGCTCGCAAAGCTCTGCTTGAAATATCTGTAAGCTGTCAACGCCGCCAAAAATGCAGTTAACGCCTCAGAGCCATATTCAAGGTAATGCGCCTTTGCACTGCCGCCTTTCGGGTCCGGCTGCAACGTCAAGGCATCCGTAGCATCGTAACCATTGACTTGAGCAAGTCGGAGATAGGCCGCAAGCTGGCCAGCCCATACTTTGTAGCGGAGAACTGGGGTTTTCAAATCCATCACGGTAAGATCGGGCTTGTCTTTGAGTCTTAAAAGATAATCAAGTGTGCCAGTGAATCCGAATTTTTCGTCTTTCAATTGGGTCTCTACGAGGATTACTTCCTCAACCATTCGGTCGAACCAGTGTCGCGTACTAACAACAAAGCCTTGCCATTCAGGGCATAGTTTTGGTGCCCATAAACCAACAGCGAGCGCAGCGCAAGTTTTGTGGACGGCAATGCCTCGCTCGGTGGCGTAACCAAGCGTTGCCTCCGGTATATTTGAGAAGTCCTGGTACACGCTGAGGACTTCGGTGACGGAGGGAAGTTTCATTGATCCACATGCATTTCTTCAAGAATATCCCACGAGTCCATGTGAATCTCGCCTTCGTCTCTCATCCTGTCAAATCTTCGTTCAGCTTCTCGTTCCTCAAGGTTATGATCTCTATCCACTTCCTCGCAGGGATAGTGATCGTAATATCTGCCGCGGTAAAACCATTCGCCGGTTTCTACTTGGCGGGGGTAGTAGCGTTTCATCTCAATTCCTCGCTTTCTGTGCATAATAAATACCTTCAGCCGCGAAGCGCAGCGTCCAGCACCTCATGATTAAATGTGCTACGATCAGGTCGAATTCTTGTTGGGTGATGGTCATTCCTCACACTCCGCGATCTTTCTTATCCATTCCGCAAGTTTTCTGCGGGTTTCAGGTTGCCAGTTATCCAAGGGGCATTCGTCAATGAGTTTGTCGAAGGGGGATTTGGGTTCGGGTTCCCGAACAAGTCGAGTAAAAGGCGAATCTAAAAACTCTACCCATCCGCCATAAGCAGGCTCAAAGCATGTCATACCACAATTGGGGGCTTTGTAGCCTAGTTGGCTTTCAGGAATGATGCGCTCCGGCTTCACCACAATTGGCTCGTCCAATGGATGAGAGCCGCAGGGGAAGACGCGGATTGTGCGGGCATCATTATGGTAAATTTCGTAATCCTTGACGACTTCAAGAATCAAAAATAATCTTTCCTCACTCATCTTGGTCTCCTATCAACCTATCCAGCGCCTCAATTGAATCTCTCAGGGCACGCTTGCTTGTTTCCCATAGATCAGCCTCGGTCATGAGAATGAAATTCAATCGTTCACGTTGCCGGATGAGCTCCAGGATTGCCGTGCTTTGGGGTCGGATGTAAAATCCTTCGGTCATGGCAACCTCCTTGTGGGTTGGCCCCGCCGTAGCGGGGCTCAGTGGGTTAAGGGTTGGGTCTGCGCGGGCGTGTTGCCCTTTGGAAAACCGTAGCTGCTTCTTGGCTTCCTTTCAGCCCCTTTAGCTCTTTACAATGCGTCCTTAGTTTGCTGTTCCTTTTGCTTTTTCTCTAAATGCTTTAACTGTTTACTACTATATTGGACTCCACATTCCATCTTGTAATTATCGCCACTGAGACATTGAAAAATAGTGCTTTCGTTAGTTTCCCATTTTGTAAAATATACACAATGTCCTATACTTATTGCCATACCCCAATTAGCACGGTCATCTTTGTATAAGTCGTTAAGCCATAGAGTATCCTTTTCTAGCGGTTCACCATATTTGTTGGTCAAAGCAGCGTTAAGTGAATTATAATCATCAATATAGGAATTTTTATTTGAGTGTCTTTCATGCAGCATATATTTAGAGCGCACTAGTTTGTCATCAACGAATATATAGATAATGTAGTAGTTATTTTCCAGTAGTCTTGTTTTGTAAATTAGTAAATTTGGTTTCTCCTGAGCAGGCTTCAAAGTTTCAGACGCAAGCACTTGTTGTTTTGACATTCCCCATTTTGTCTTTCTGAAAGAATACTCCTCTGCAAAAACATTTGTTGATGCGTATGTGAGGATTACTAACATGAGGATGACTGTTAGTTTTTTTGTTTTCATGCTATCCTCCTTCCTCCTTGTTTTGTGGTTTTGGCCCTTCATTCGGGGGCCCGATCCGCTAAAAAGTCCGGCCCGCTCCATCCCGAGGCACGCCCAAGGGTATGGGGAGACGGAGCAGGCCGGACCAACCGTTCATATGGCTCGCATTCCCAATCTGGATTTCAAACATCACTTGGCTCGCAGCCGAATTATGGATTTCAGGCTTTTTCTGGCTCGCAGGCAATTCTTGGATTTCATTCCTCCTTTGGCTCGCACCCTGGCCTTGGATTTCATTAGATCTTTTATGTTGGGGGATTTGGCGTGCCATGATTTGATGAGTCTGAGTTCGTGGTCGGCCCCTGTCAGGTCGGCCCCTCTCAGGTCGGCCCCTCTCAGGTCGGCCCCTGTCAGGTTGGCCTCTGTCAGGTTGGCCTCTGTCAGGTTGGCCTCTGTCAGGTTGGCCTCTGTCAGGTAGGCCCATGTCAGGTAGGCTCTGCGCAGGTCGGCTCCGCCCAGGTCGGCTCCGCCCAGGTCGGCTTCGCCCAGGTCGGCTTTTTTGTCAACAGCCTTTTCCATCAACTCTTTTACGGTTTTGGCCCCAGCCTCAAATAGGCATTCTCTTGTGTAGCGGTGTAGGATTTTCATGTTGCCCTCCTATGCCCACCCATCATGAGAAATGGGGTGCCAGATGCTCCGATAGCCACAGAACAGCATCGGTCAGTGCATGCTCTCCCCAAGCTGTGTGTAGGCAACTAGCGAAGCGCTGGCCGTTGGGGTGGTGCCAGACTTGGGCGTATAGCTCATGCGATGGCACTCTAAAATTGATGTTACTCTCAATGCAGAAGTCTGTGCTGTCTACGTTGAGCAAAATGTTTAGTTTTTCGGTCATGGGGTTTCCTCTCGCCAGCGGAGCACTATATAAGTTTAGAAGGTATTTCATTGTAAGTGCCAAGATAAACTAATGGTGAGATTATGTCAAGCTTTATTTTACACCAGGACTTTATTAAACTAAAAATGGTGGTTTTTCGTATGTAAAAACCCTCTTGACAATATCCTACGGTCTGTGATAGGTACATTTTATGCGACTAGAATCCTATCTCAAACTGGCTGGTAAAAGCGTCATAAAGGCTGCATCTGAGCTTGGTGTGACAAGGCAGCGGGTTTATCAAATTATTAAGGGCGATAGAGCCTCCCCTGAATTAGCAGAGAAAATAGAGAAATGGTCTGATGGAGCGGTCCAGAGAGAGGAACTGCTTTATCCTAACCAGGCAGCCTAGAAGGTCGTCTATGCAGGCATTGTGGATGTATCAACTCAGCACTTAAACGGTCAGATAGAACTTGGACTTGTGATTGTGGAGCAGTGTTAGATCGAGATTTGAATGCGGCGCTGAATCTAAAGAGTTTAGCTGTACCGTCAGTTCGGCGGGAACAAGCTTGCTACGCGCAAGCGAACGCCTGTGGAGAAGATGTAAGACCGGCGATAGTATCGTTGGCGGCTTCGACGAAGCAGGAACCGAGCATGAAATCTCATAGTAGATTTTAGTAGGTATCGGAGAACGGTAATAACTCTTTTAAAAGGAGTGGCTATGAGCAAAACAACCGTCCATTTAGTTTACGAGGTTTCAGACCGGCAGTTTACAGCAGCCAAGGTGGATGACCGCCGTATTGCCACAAGTGTAACTTCTGGGGATAAGTCTTCGGAATCACTACATGGCGATTATGTTGTAGTCTATGCAGACCCACCCTGGCAATACGATTTTGCTGAAAGTCCAGACCGCCGTGAAATCGAAGGTCAGTATCCTACCATGACAATAGAGCAAATCAAGAAATACCCCAAATTACCTAAAGCCAAAATTGAAGCGCCAAACAGAAATGGTAGTTATTGTTGGACTACCGTGAGTGTTGGAGTACCAACAAGATTGATTTTTCCAGCCATTGGACAATGCCTCAGGATCCACTTTGAAAAATTAGAAATATTAGAATGAAATGGCAAATCCCCAATGCGAAAACGGTTACACCAAGATTGCGAATGAGATTGTTGAACACCTGTGCTCTTACCGGCTTGCCGGGCAGGAGTGGCAGGTCTTATGGTTCATTATTCGAAAAACCTATGGTTTCAAGAAGAAAAAGGACATGATCGCATTGAGTCAATTCTCAGAAGCCACTGGCATTGATAGGCGCAAAATACCCGCACTTTTAAACAGTTTAGTTGCCAAAAACATAATTTTAAAGACTGTCACCAATAAAGGTGACACCGAGGCTATTTTTTATGGTATTCAAAAGGATTACGAAAAATGGCAGGTGTCCCCAAAAAAGGTGACAGCACCAAAGGTGTCCCCAAAAAAGGTACAAAGTGTCCCCAATAATGGTGTCAAAAGTGTCACCAATAATGGTGCCTACAAAAGAAATAAAAACAATATACAAAAGAAATGTACCAAAGCCTACCCAGAGCATTTTGAAAATTGCTGGTCTTATTACCCTAGAAAATTAGGTAAAAAAGCAGCTTACAAGGCCTACAAGGCACGACTGAAAAACGGTGTCACTAAAGAGCAGCTGCTTGCAGCCACAATAAACTATGCCAATGACTGCAAAGGCAAAGAGGACAGGTACATAAAACACGGAAAGACTTTTTACGGTCCGGACGACCATTTTCAGGATTGGCTTAATGTTAAAAGCGATTCACGTTATAACTTCACTCAATGTGGTGCGTGTGGCTACCAAGCAAATACAGTAAAGAAAGGCAAACCTTGTCCGATATGCGAAAAGACAGTATAGACCAATATTCCTTCTGCGCTCAATGTGGTTCAGGTTGGACAATCAGATATCTCGGTTCCTACTGCCCTGATTGTGGCAGTATTGTTTTTTATAAGTTCACAATGACCCCGGCACAAACCACAACCTTAAACTCTAAGCTAAATGAAGCATCACGTATGGACAACCGTAGACCTAGCAAGAAGGGAGGCCGGCCAATAAAGCCGGGTGAGGCCGGCTGATTAAAGCCAATGAATGAAAAACAACTGACGAAAGCTGTGGTTGACTTACTGCAAGCCTGTGGTGATTGTCAATGGATTAACAGCGAGGGCCGTTGTCGGTTGAGAGTGAGGTTTTGCTTATGAGCACCAAAGTCTTACACGTTAGGGTACCAGAAAAAATGGCTGACGCTGCAACTGTACTTGCAGACAGCGAGTTTACTTCTGTTGGCCAAATCGTTCGCAAAAGCCTCGATACCTATTTGCGGGAACAAGGCGTTAATTGGCGAGGTTATGAGCAGGCCAGAGGCGATGGAAATCACGGTTCGAGCGAATAGAGGCTGGGTAAAACCATCTGTGGGGGCCAGGTACGCGGGTGTTTCGCTCAAACAATTTCGTACTTGGCTGCGCAATGGCCTCGACTATTAATCTTGAAAAATCAACAACCTGCCCATACTGCGGCGAAATCAAAACAAACCCGCGCGCGAAAACCTGTGGTGCCAAGGCTTGCAAAAGTGCGGCTATGTCTCATAGCAAACGAGGACATAAGGGGCCGCTGGCTAACAACCCTTGGGGCGTACCAAGCGAGAAAATACAACGCAAGACACCCCGAGCCAGAAAAGATTGGCGGCCAGGGGGCCTTGCTGTGCAAGCCTGTGGTGATTGTCAATGGATTAACAGCGAGGGCCGTTGTCGGTTGAGAATGGACCCCAAAAGTTACTGGCAGGTGAAAGATGAATGCGTTTTCAGGGAATGGTGATGAGAAAATGTCGCTGTTTTGACATTTGGAATGAGCAATCCCCTAATTGTTTAGGCGAATTTAAGCCCGGAGGGCCGGCGCAGAAATACTGCCCTGCATGCGCTGCATTCGTAAGAAGCTGTCTCAGCCGGCGCACTCGCTTGGATGCTTTCCCTGGCCTGAGCGATCGGATTTGTTCTCGGGACGGTTGTAATAACCGGGTGCCGAACAAGAATCGCTTTCTATGTGCCTATTGCTATAAAAAATACGGCGATGAGACTCATTATTTATGGAGCGACGAGCTTCTGAGCGAGACAGAGTTCATGGCAGGGGGATGAAATGGCTACATATTGCTGTATTCGATGTGGACGCACCTGGCTCAATGGCGACCCTACCGAATGGATGAGTCACGGCGTCTGTGAGCAATGCTGCATCGACCATGTCCGAAGGAAACAGTTAAGCCAAGGGTATCAGGACTGTTACAAAAGAGCTGTGCGAGTGTGCTCACGATTTGAATGCAAATACCATACGTTTTGCACGGCGGGGGTGCCGTGGTGAAAAAATCCCGCCACGAAAGAATAAGATACTTGATTAATATTGAAGATCCGGACAGCCGGGAACGGCTTATGTATTACGAGCCAGAGGGGGCGGCAGGTGAGAATTTTTCGTGGATTGGATTGATTGGGCACGCTCTGAAATGCCTGTGGTGGGGGATTGTGAGGCGTTTGGCGAAGGTGTGGGGGATTTGGCGAAGAGTGACTAAAGTGTGGGGGTAAGATGTGGCTAAGGCCCCAGCGTTTCAATTCTACGTTCGAGATTGGCTTGCGGACCCGCAGCTCAGAATGGTGAGCCCCACGGCCAAGGGAATATGGATTGACCTTCTCTGTTACTGCTGGGAATCGCCAACGCGAGGTTGCGTCACCGGTGAAAAAAAAATGTTGGCAAAAATGACAGGGGCTTCGGAGCAGGAATTTGACCAGTTTTTAGCCGAGGCGGAGCGATATAAGTTTTGTGACATTTGCGTTACTAGTAACGGAATAGTAACGGTTGGAAACAGAAGAATGATGAGGGAGGATAAAGCCAGAAAACAAACGGCCATGCGGCAGGCTAGGCATAGGGCCAAGCAAAAAAAGTAACGCGAAAATAACGTATGTATCTTCTTCTTCTTCTTCTTATATATACATAAGTAGTACAAATTTAAGTAAGGGGAGTGCATCAACCGTGCCACCTGGAAATAACTTTGAGATTAATAAATATTTATTTTGTGGGAATTGCAAAGCCGGCTGGCATTACAAGTTTCTAAACCAGTGTTGTCCTGATTGCAAAGGCAAAGTGTTTATACGGTATGAGTCCCGGCACAAACCAAACCAAGGCGAATAGCCCGCCTGTCTGCGGGTGCCACTTAGTTGCAAACAGAGAAATTGGAGGGGAGGCCGGCCAATAAAGCCGGGTGAGGCCGGCTGATTAAAGCCAATGAATGAAAAACAACTGACGAAAGCTGTGGTTGACTTACTGCAAGCCTGCGGGTGGTATGTGATCCGTACCCATACCCCTGGCCAGTTCTCAGCGCATAAAGGTGTTACCGACCTGATAGCCATAGATATGCCGCAGAAAACCATGGCCAGCCAGATACCCGGACAGGTGGCTTTTATTGAACTCAAAGGTCCACGGTCTAAAACATACCCCGAGCAAATACGGTTTATTGACGAGATGCGTGCGAGGGGATTAACCGCTTTTATAGCGGATGATATAGAGACCGTAATTGAAACCCTTAACCTGAAGGTGTTGGTGTGATGGAACCGAAAGACAGATGAACTCAGGCCTGCTGTGCGAGCCAGGCAATGGTTGAAACCCATACCGTTAATGCGAGCCAGAGCCACGTTGAAACCCATTATTCTAATGCGAGCCAAAAGAGGTTTGAAATCCAAATGGTTATTGCGAGCCAAACGAAGAATGAACCCCAAAACCTTTATGCGGAAGGAGTAAGATATGCAAATAGACGACACAACTGTCGAGTATTTGAATTTTTTGATGAAAACCTATGACAGCCTTAACAAGATGCTCACCTCAACCAAGAACCGCTTGGCCCATCTTAAGCCTGAACGTCCAGCAAAGTATGACGACATTGCCAAAGCACTAGAGAGCCTTAAGGGAACGACTTCACGGGAAATGGAAGGGCTACTTAGGGTTTTCCCAATCTGGGAAAAATGGCTCAATAAAAAGTTCGGCGTGGGGCCCTGGATAGCCGCAGCGCTTATCAAAGAATATTATTTTCGGTTCATCCCTATCTGTAAGAAATGCGGCGTCGATCTGGACGATGACTTCACTTGCCCGGCTTGCAGTCAGAAAGCGAAGGGTGAGGGTATTCTACTTGCCAGAATAGAGCGCAAGAATTTCCCTAAAATATCAGCCTGGTGGCATTACATGGGTATGCATGTAGAAGATGGCAAGAAGGCCAGGGCGCATAAAGGTGAATCCAGGGGTGGCAGAAGGGGCCGGGCTATCGCTTACCACATAGGCGAGCAATTTGAAAAGAAGAACAACGCTCATCCCTATAAGCTTTTCTATAATCAGGCCAAGGCGAAAAGGCTGAGAACTCATCCTAATGCGACGCCGATGCATCGCCGTAATATGGCCCGGCATGAGACAGCAAAATTATTTTTGGCCCATTTCTGGGCGGTGGCCAGGGAGTTGGAGGAGCTAGAAGTTACAGAACCCTATGCTGGGAAGCTCCTGGGGCATGATGTGATAAAACCGTATTTTTGGGAGCCAGCGGTTAATTAAAATCCAGCGAAGTGATGCGAGCCAGATGAGGGCTGAAATCCAAAGGGATAGTGCGAGCCATTTAAGGCCTGAAACCCAAGGACGGATTGCGAGCCAAAGAATGGGGTGAAATCCAGGCGAAACCTGCGAGCCACACGTCTCGTGAAATCCATTTGTATAATGCGAGCCAAAGAATGGCTGAAATCCAACAGATGACTGCGAGCCATAAGGGCCATTGAAATCCACCCCCATTATGCGCCTAACTCATAACCCAATGAAAGGATTAGCCGATGAAACTAGACAAATTAAAAAAAGAAAACGACGGCAGAAGTATTGTAGACATCGAACAGGAGATCAAGAACAACCAACTCAGGAACCGTGCGACCATGATCCGCATGGTGGAATTACTCTATTATCTTGACCGGACCAGGCGCTTCAAAGAAAACGAAGGCTATAAAAACAGCCAATGGGACCATTACCTTTTGGACTTCTACGGCATGAGGCCACATACCTACATCAAATATCGCAACGCCATATTGCGCCAGAGGAAGAAGGTGGAAGAGCATGGCGTAGGTTTGGTTGCCAAGATTTGGGACGTATGCGATAAGCCCGAGAAGGCGATCAAGGAAATTGACAAGCTCAAAACGTCTGGCGTGCAATGGCGACAAAAGGTGGAGGAGATCATAGAGAAGCACCGCAAACCCAAACCAGTTAGAATTCAGGCCCCTGCACTATCTCAGGACGAAATGGACCGCTTGCGTGAGATTATCCGCGAGCAACGCACGGAAATCAAAGAACTCAGAGACCAGAATGAAAAACTGAAACGGACGGTTATCGAACAGAAGACTGAGTTGACCAAGCTAGAGAAAATTAAGAAGCTCATTTCGCCGGAGAGCGACGTGGCGTAAAATTGCATTGAAGCCACAGAGGGCCTGAAATCCATTCTGGCTTTGCGAGCCAGGTTTTTCCTGAAATCCAAGATATGAGTGCGAGCCAAAGTTAAGATGAAATCCAGTGGTCCCTTGCGAGCCAAGACGATATTGAAATCCATGGGCAAAATGGTTGACAAAAACCACAACAAAAGGGGGATGAAGATGAAAAAAGCGTTTGGCTTATCGGTTCTTGTATTTTCCTTACTCTTTTTTATTTCTGCTACTGCCTGG